CTCTATAGCTGCCCCAAAAATCATAAGTCCAAAGTTTATTCTGACCTTTAGGATACATATACGCAACAATTGCATGACCTTTAGTCGTTTGACTCTTGAAATCATACCATCTATACAACACCACCTCTGACCAAACATCATATTTTCTCAATCCTTCTCTAAACGCAATTGCCGTCGGAAGACAGGCATTTTGTTTTGTTTCCATCCAGTTTTCTGTATTTGTTGGAGTAGTAGAGCAGGAAATTAAAAGAGATCCTGTTAATGCTATTAGAGTGTTTTTTATTTTCATTTTTATATATTTTGTTGAATTATAATTCTTTGAGTGCTTTCAGGATAATTATTGCAAAAATTCATTCTCCATTCTATTAATTTTTTAGTTTTTTCAAAAATTTCAAAAGCGCTATTAATATTTATGTTTTTAATACGTTTTTTTAAAATTAGTCGTTCTACATAATTTTTAAATTGAACTTCCACTTTTCCTTCAACTAACAACGAAATAAATATGGAATACACATTTGGGCAATTAAAACCCAACAGCAAAACATATTCTTCAACCTTTTTTAGAAAGGGTTCTGTATGCTTAACCGCGAACCTAGATGATTGTTGTATTCCAAATTCTGTGCATTTTTTTTCGCTAATTATTTTAATATCAGGTATTTTAAAATTAATATTCATCAAATCTAGCAATTCTTTAACTTTCAAAGTGTTGATTTATAAGTTTTGCCCACTGATCCTTTGTTATTATTTTTCCGTCTAAAATACAAAACACAAGTGAAGAATTTTCTTGAAAATTTCTTTTGATCATTAGTGCTTGTTCTTTTCTGGTTGCTACTTTTCTGATATCATGCACTACTTCTAAGATATAGTCAATATATTTTTTTGATTTTTCTCCTGCGTCACAAATTTTCTTGATCTCGTTTTTTAATTGAATTGCAATCTCATAATCAAATTCGGTTTCGATTATTTTATAAAAATCTTCACTAGAAGGCATTTCCTTTTCTATATAAAAATCAATTAAATTCTTTTCATTGCTCAAAGTGGATTTGATGCGATGAAGAACAAGGTAACGATCAGATTTGGTTTTTTTAAGAGTCTGTCCCTTGTTACCATATATAACAATTCCCTCCCCCTTTTTCCATTGATTGACGGATTCAATCATTGAGGAAAGCGAATTAAATTGATAGCGAGTAGGTCTTTTTATTCCCCACTTCTGAGCAAATACATCTAAATCTTTTTGAGATAGATAGGAATAGTCCTCATGTTTTATTACTCCAGTAAGCCAAAGCGTTGGTTCGTCCGCTTCTCTTTCGACTATAATGTTTCTAGGAGAATACCATTCGCAAACGATTGAATGCTGCTCATTGTTCAAAATATCATTATCAAAAACCAAAGGATACTTTTGCTTCAGAACGGGGATTTCGTTGCCATTAGCCAAAATTGTCGCGTCATGGGTTCCTCTTGTTCTAGCAATTAGTTCTCCTTTAAATTTTGAAATAATCAAAGTTGATCCATCTATCTTATGAATAAACTCAATATCAGAATCAATATCAAGTGGTTCAAATTCTAGTTGTTCACCGAGATTTGTAAATTTTTTCCATGAAGCACTAACAAGCTCTCCGTCTTTGGTCCAAATAGAAGAACGGAATATTTTATTCTGATCATTCCATCTAATATCATGTTTAATTGGGAATACGAGTTTACATTCAGTGTTTGCAATAACACAATCTTTAACGCAAAATTCTTCTTCTATAGGAAGACTAACTTTCATCCAATAATAGTATATTACTTTGCAAAAAACATCAACCAAAAATAACAAATCGATACTAGAAAAAATATTACTACCGCTAATGCATTTTTTGTTCTACTTTTCATCGTTTTTGTATTTTTTCCAGTTGCTTCTATGTTTTAAAATCCAGTTAAACAAAGCAGCACTATAACCAATATCATAGCCTTTCTTTTCACTTTCCAGCCACTTATGTTTTAGAATTTCTTCCTTTTCTTCAGCAAATTCTCTATACAAAGAAGAATTATAAAATGAGAATTCTGCGTTTGTAACTGCTTCCTTCATTATATTACTTATTCTTTTTATAATCATAACTCAATATTCTCCCAAATTTCATTAATATCTAACAATTTATGTTTACATCCATTGATCTCTTCGGTCCAAGAACTATGAAAATGACCATAAAGGTGAAGTTTAGGTTTGCATAGTTTAAAAATCTCATCCATTATTGCTCTTTCATCCCTAAGATCTTTAATAAGATAAGCATCTTCTGACGTCCAATCATAAACCATTTGATTAAATTGCTGTGGAAAGCACCGAGATGGAGCAGTATGGGTTACGAGAATATCAACTTCTTCACATTTGTCTCTATCAAATTTAATTGATTCATCTTTCCAATAGGAGACACCTTCTTTACGAGATGTTCTATCAACAGAAACAGCACCTCCGATAAATTGAATTTTTTTATCATTATATTGAGCTATTGTATAATCTTCAATCAATTCAAAATTACTTAAGCATATTCTATTAACACCTTGAAAATAAAAAGGATCTGAATGATTTCCGCGTATGCTCAAATATTCTATATTGTACTTTTTAAAACGATTGTTTAAAAGTTCAAACTGTCTTAATTGTTTGTCTTTATGAATAAACCCCTCTCCACCATCTCCAACGCAAATAATATAACAATTTTCTATTTTTTTAGATATTATAATATCAAAAACAAAATTCCACTCCCCATGATGATCCCCTAAGAATAATAATGGTTTGTCTTTGTTTAGTGTTTTCATATTACCATTCATCTCCATTATATTCCTCTCGAAATTTTTTCTCTTCTTCTATTTTTTCTTTTAAAGTATCTCTCAAAATAGTCAATGCTTCTTCGTAGCAAGAACATTCTTCTTCTATTTTATCAAGGATGTAACCATCGTGTCGAACAATATATTTTGGAGGATGCCCATAGCTCCATTTAGTCTCTACATGCCAATGGCAATCTCGGTCTTTATGGTGACTCTTTCCTATTAAAAAATACCACTCATTAGCCAATGCTGTAATTTCAACAATTACATCATCTGGATGTCTTTTTGATCTAGCGTAGTAGTGTGGTTTCACTTTATTAGTGTACCACACTAGCTGCAAAGATCAACTTTGACTTGTAATGGTCAAATCCCAACGACTAAATTCTCGGTCGGAAGACTCTTTAATAAAAACTGAGACATCAATAATATTTCCAACAGAGCTAACAGAAAATTGATAGTCTTCAATTAAGCCTTGCTCTTTCAATGGATATAAAATTTGGTTTGCTTCGTTTAGTGCAGCTACTTTAATTTCTTCTGAAATTATATCGAATTTAAAATTTTCCAAAGCCACTCCAATTTGCTCAATGATTTGTTCTATGTTCATAATTTGTTAATGTAAAAATCTACAGTTTTTTTAATTCCCTCAGAAAAAGAAATTTTTGGTTTCCAGCCGAGATTAGTATTTATTTTAAAGTTGTCGATAGCATACCGAAAATCATGTCCCTTACGATCCTCTACAAACGAAATGTAGTTATCTGGATCAACTTTCATAACATCACAAATATCTTTAATAATTTGTAAATTAGTTTTTTCGCAATCACCACCAGCATTATACGTCTCTCCAATCTTGCCTTGCGTTACAATTGTCCAGATGGCATCACAGTGATCCTCTACATAAATCCAATCTCTAACATTAGTTCCTGTACCGTAAACTGGAATTTTTTTATTATTTAGAATAGAATTAATAACAACAGGAATAAATTTTTCTTTATGCTGATTTGGTCCATAATTGTTTGAGCAATTGGAAATTGTTACCGGTAGCTTATATGTATGAAAATACGACCTGACTAACATGTCACTCGATGCTTTAGATGCAGAGTACGGAGAATTTGGAGCATACGGAGTAGTTTCTGTAAACTTACCTGTCTCTCCTAAACTTCCATAAACTTCGTCAGTAGAAATATGATGAAAGCGAATATGCGGAAATTCTCTCACAAACTCCAGCAAATTGAAAGTTCCTAATATATTAGATTGAATAAATCTTGCTGGATCAGAAATGGAATTATCAACGTGTGTTTCAGCAGCAAAATGAACAATGTGAGTAATTTCGTGTTTTTTTAAAATTTGTCTAAACGATCCTCCTTGAATTGAACCTGAAATTGTTTCTAACCAAAAATCATAAAAATAATATTTTGGATGGAAATTAAAAGTTTCTACATTTTTTGGATCAGCTGCTGACGAAAGACGTGATGGACAATCAATATTTACTATACAATTAATATCACGATTCTCAATCATTTTTTTAATAAAATTGCTTCCTATAAATCCATGACCACCTGTTACTAAAATATTCATTGTTATTATTTTAAGATATAAATTACTTTTACTACGCTGTGTATCAACGTAATTAACATTCCACACAAAAGAATAAACCAGCCTATTTTATCTATTAAAGACGGAACATTCATTATTATAATTTAAATATTATTGAGATTTTATCAACTCATTATATAGATTCACCATTTTTATTTTAAACGATTTCCATAACTTTGAGTCTTGTTGTATGTTGTAAAGCAATTCTTCAAAATTGCTCAAAGTAGAAGGTAAAGAAAGTTCCTTGTGCACAAAGTATGTATCTAAAGGAGATTGAATAAAAAGTTTTAGTTCCAATAAAAACTTTTCTAATTTTTTTTCCAATAACTTTTTAGTTTCAGGTAATTTAGAATTACTAATGCCGTTTTTAATTCGTTGATACTCTCTTCTAATTGTATAGGAAAGTTCTGTAGTAAAAGCATCAAATTCAACAGGTTCTTTGTAATATAAAGCATTAGCTTTTTTTTGAGCTTTTGCAGACTTTTGCGTTTTTAACTCTGTATACTTCTTTGTATAATGTTTATACTGTTGAAAACCGTGAGTGATTTCATGAACGATCGTTGTTGTAATTTTTTCTTTTGTTAATGATCTGCAGGCATTATCGTATATTACAATTATTTTGTATTCAGTGTCACAAATAGCATAATCTTTGCTATCTTGTCCAAGTGCAACATATACATTATATGTTTCTATTTTGTTTGTTTCTAAATTTTTAATCTTAACTCGAGTTAATTTAAATAAAAATTGTACGTTGTTTCCCTCGTGCTCAAAATAATCTTGCCAAAACGGATCTAATGGTTGTCTTAAAAGTATTTTTTCAGTTTTAGGTGTTAATTGTTTAACAAAATTTAAATATAATTCAGTAATACGTTCTGCTTGAGAAACAATATTTTTTTGTAAAGTTCTAAATTTAGCTTCTGTTAATATTTTATAAAAATCAGCAAAACGGACCATATTGGTATTTATTCATTAACATAATTTCCGCTATTGTCTGTCCAAATTATTTTTTTGAATTCGTGATATTTAAGTAGACTAATACACGACATACACGGAGATGCTAATGCAAGATTCTTGTTTCTATCGTACCTCAAATTAACCAACGTACATTTTTTTGTATCTATATTAGTCAAGTTTTTGAGCTTAATTATAGCACTAAATTCGCTGCATGTGTGTTTTTGATCTGAAAAATCTTCTCCGGTTCTTATTGATATTTTTCTATTTTTTAAATGTGTCGGATGAGTCTTTTGTTGATTCATTCCAATTGCTACAATTTTTTTCTTGTTGAGAATAAACGAAAAGTGTCTGCATCGAATTGGATCACTCCAATCAATTAAAGAAAGAGCAATATCTTCAAGACGTTTGAAGTGTGACTTGTTTGCATCTAATTTCATTCGATTTTGAAAGTTTTAACGAATCAGTTGTTAAACAATA